CTAAATTAATATCCATTAAGGATTTACAATTTGAAACCATTACAATTGAAATAAAATTGATATTGTCCAAAATTAACAATAACCACTTTACAAAGAAAATTTTATATTAAACCAAAAATAATGTTTTCTAAATTTAATTACCCCAAGTTAAATCAAAATAATTTTCAAAGGTTGCCCTTCCAAACACCCCATCTTTACGCCTAATTTGCGCAACTATCGCGTTTAAGCCGTTAGAAAAGGACAGCAGAGCATCGTTGTACTCTTGTGAGGAATGACCTCTATCCGCGCCCTTTGGATCTTTAAAGGACAAAGCATTTCGCACCTGTTGCATTTTCCTATCCCAGTCCCCGTGATCTAAATCGACAAATAAGCCGTGTTCAGGAAACCGCGTCGTCCTGGTAAATGGAGCCTCGTGAACAATTTTGTTTAGACGTTCCAACGTCTGTTGTCGTTGTTCATTAAGACTGAAGTTAATCAGCCTTGCGTTATTTACAAAATCCAACAAATGCTTAGCATTTGCGAACTGACCATATGAAACAAGTTCCATATTTGGAGTCCACGGTTTGTAACTTAGTTCCTGAGCCATCTTTACCACAACTTCTTCGGTCTCTGACAAAAGTTCTGGTTCTATAATAGAAACAGGACTAATAACCAAATGCCTGGAGAGATCTAAAGACGTTGATTGTCTAATAGCACTAGATTGTTGTTTAATTCTGCTTGCTGACCTACCTCTTCTGGCTTTAACCTTACCACATTCACTTTTATCGCTACAAATATTTTGTTTATCATTCATTTTACCCAAATAGTAATTTCGTGAGTTGACTTTACATCCCCTAGCCTAAAACCATATTAATCCCTCCAAACTTACTAACAGTAGGTATAACTCCCTGTTCCTCCCGCCGTAAAAATTGTTCAAAGAATTGCTCTTTGTTAAGATGACTAATGCTTTTAATTGTGTCCAGACAGGCCGTCATTTCGTCAGATGAAGTTTGATATTGTGCTGCATTGCAGCATATTACCTCCATTTCGCCATATTTTGTAATCTGGTTAATCCAATCGCGAAGGCTGATCTGATATTCACAAAAATGCCCATAGTCCCTAAAACGATGCGCCAAAACCTTGTTAATTTTCCTTGGAATTGAAGGAAAGAGATTTCCTTCACAAAAAGTTAAACCACAAAATTCTGAATTTCTACCTATCGAAACACGAAGACCCAAATCACAAACAGCATTCACTCGCAATAAATTTTCTTCATCCTTTCGTAAATTACATTGTCGCTTATTAAAATCATCACCCTTGTAAACGATCTGCATTGGTCCATCTCCTCTAACAATAAAATTGGAAATACATTTGGAAACAATACCATTATTTGGCAATGTCCCCGGTTCTCCACTAGTTTTCTGTGTCTTTGCAAAACCCATAGCTACAGGAGAAATAATAGCATAATTGTTCCTAAAAGAGTAATAGTGATCAATAAAATCACTAGAAACACCCAATTTTGTCCAATAGAGTTTCTCAATCAATTGTGTCCACCAATTTTGATTTGCATCAAATTGAATACCATCAGTAGTTGCATTTAAAGCAACTGCCGGTATTTTGTCCATTTCGGTTTTCACAAGTGCGATAAACTCTGGTTCAGTCTTATATGCATCAGTCACAACATGAGGTTTTTCCGATTTCAAGCTTAATTTATTCAATATTCTGAAAACACTACAAAACATAGCGCAAGCGTCTGTTGACCATGCACTTATACCCTGTCCCGCCTTCATAACATCCGGTTCACCAAATTTGGGTTTGAAAATTCCCTTTAGATTAAATCTAATAACTCTACCATCATTATTATCGAGACCCCCATTAGCAGAAAAAGAATTTTGGTAACTCTTTTGAGTCACATGAGCAATAAAACCCTGGATTACAGCCGAAATTTCTGCATCATCCATCAAAGAGCCACGAATATTAGACAAATTAACATGTTCATCAAACCAGAGATTTACGATTTTCGCGGCCAACAACTCCGAATCCCTATCTTTCTTAAAAGTACGAACCTTATTCAGATACCTAGCCTGCAAAACCTGAAGTGTTTGTATTGGTGATTTTGACGAAAAATGATTACCTATACCCGAAGAAGCAGAATAATAGACCATGGTGGTGTTCATTGGATGTCTTCGCCTGTTTACAGGCGCTATTACCAAGTCTAAATCAAATTTGCCACTATTAAACTCCTCTGGAACCAATGCTGATGTTAAATGGTTTAAGCTTGTAGTTTGATCGTCGAAAGCCGCAGAAGGTAAGAAAGTACTCGCCATAAGATACATATCCCTAGGTGGCTGGACTGGTTTAGTAACCAATTCAACAACCTTATCCTCTCTAACAATTTCAATTGTGTCTTCTCTTGGAAACTGTAACCAAGTTTGCATGTGATCATAAAATTCAGGAGATAAATCAATCTTTGCTTGTAAAATTTTTGCCTGTTCACAACCGTCCACGACAATATAGAGTTTTTCAGTATGACGACTTAAGGCCACAATTTGTAATTCTTCTATCGAGGGTAGTGTGCCATCCGCATGTGTAACATATAAGACGGCTGTTTTGGTCGTTCCCCCCTGATTAGATCTTACTGTATTTTTGTCAGATTCCGTGTAAAGCTGTGATGAAGCCTTAGTAAAGCACATGACCCTTGCCGCAGAAGGCATTGTAAAGTCATTTGCCTGTACAATTTCTATTGATTTTTCGATGTTAGAATTAGCTCGCATTTTATAGTTAAAAACCTTATTTAGTAGTGCTACTGTATCCTGCGGATTTCTAAAATTAACCAACAACTCGTGTGTTGAAACCTTTGACAAATCGATGCGATTACCTATATAAATACCTTCCGTAGGTTCCTGTACCTTCGTCTGCAATTCATCTCCGACCAAATAGACCTCCTCTGCCCCATTCATCTCTGCAATACAAGCAAGATACTCG